CTTCAGGAAGCTGAAGGTAAACGGCCTGACCGTTTGCAATCGTGTCGAGCACAATTACATTAGTGCCACCGCTGCCGCCATCTTTGATAGTCACCGAACCGGCGGCTGTCCCCGGTTGAACGTAAATCGCTTTTACGCGACCACGGCCACCGAAGACACTCGCACTGGTGGTGACATTTGCCGACTTAACGTCGCTGCAAAAGCCCATGTCGGCCTCCTATTACGCAGGAGTAACAGCAGTTGTACCGTCAGCGTTTACCCAAGTGCTGGTGGCGGTAGAGCCGGTAGCAATCTTCAGGGTACCCAGAGTGGTATTGAACACAATCGTGCCTGCTGCCTTGCCCGAGGTGTTAACCGAATCGGTGGCGCTAGCAATCTGAGCGGTGGTAGCAGTGCGAAGTTGGATGTAGCCTGCGGTAGCGTCAACGTTACCGGTAACAGTACCGGTAACGTTACCGGTGATGCCGCCTTCAAAACCGTTGTCCGACTTAACCGGGCCAGAGAAAGTTGTGCGTGACATGATAATCCTCGTGTTGTAGCACTCACCGTATCGTCTCTACAAAGTCTGCTAGGCCAGTCGATACGGTCGAAAATCCTAGACAAATCATTTGTACCAGATTACCGTCTGGGGGTCAAGCTAGACGGACTCTACATGGCTACGCATTACGAGACTTACGGCAAAAAGTATTACGAGCAAAATAAGGCAAAATGCATAGAAAGAAACAAGGTCCTACAGGACAAATATAAGAGGCAGTGGACGGAATATAAGTCCTCTTTATCCTGTGAGAACTGTGGTGTATCTCATCCGGCGGTGATTGACTTTCACCACATCAAACAAGATGACCCGGAAAAGCAACACGTAAATAACCTGATTAAGAACCGTAGGTACGCTGCGGCCTACAAAGAGATTCGTGAGAAGTGTCTGGTCCTATGTGCAAACTGCCATCGAATCCATCACTACGACGAAGAACAAATGAAAAAGGGGGCCGAAGCCCCCTTTCCCACCGATTCAGTTAAGAATCAAGCAGCACCCGGCGAACCGTAGATACCACGCGGGTCAGACCAGCCGAACGAATAACGCTCACGGGCCTTGTAACGAACGTTGCCAGTATCGAAGTCGCCTTCAAAGGCGGTCTTGATAGCCGAACGCTGGAACATCTTCAGGCCATTCGGAGCATCGGTCAGGAGGAACCATGCATCGGTATCGGTCAGGTAGTGGTTGACCACATAACCTTCCGGGATGAGACCCATCGACTTGATAGCGTTGACATCGTTGTCAGCGGTAGCGGTACGGAGGGTGGACTTCATCAGGCGTTCAGCCGTGAATTGAAGTTCCTTCGGGACCACCAGCTTACGGGCAACGACGGCAACCTTCAGGCCACGTTCGTCGGTGAACGCAGCGATGTCGATGATGCCTTGCTCAAGCGAGGTCTCGTTCAAGTCGGCAGCGGTAGCCGGTTCGTTCGAGAAGTTCGGGCCCAGAGCAGTCGGGTGGTTGTCGGCGCAGAGAGCGACACCGTCGCCACCGGCATAAGCACCAGCGGAGAAAGCGTTGTTCAGAACCGAAGCAGCCTTGACTTGCTTGGTGTGGGCCATCGAGCGGGCCAGAGCCTTGGTGTAACGACCAGACAGACGGTCATAGAGGTTGTCCTCAATGGCCTCTTCAGTCAGGGCGAACGCCAGAGCCACGGTCTCGTGGGTGTAACGAGCGGTGAACGACTCTTGAGCCGAGTCATACGAAACGCCAGCACCTTCCGACTTGGTCGGAGCGGCACCGAAGCCGGTCAGCATGACTTCTTCTTCAAAAGCACGGTCCGAGCTTTCAACCGAGAAAATCTCGGCATGCTCGTTCTCGTAACGGTTGTATTCCATACCGAAGAGGGCGTTAAGACCCGGCTCCAGTTCCTTTACTAGTTGTGCACGAGTAATAGCCATGATTAGACCCCCGCAGTGCCCGTCGAACCCTTGAACAGATGATTGTTCGGGATGACGATAAGGTCAGCGTAATCCGAGGTAACATCATCGTTACCATCGGCAGCGTAAACACCAACAACCTTCCACGGATACGTGGCGTTGCCGGTAGCCGGGACACCAACTTGTTGACCCGAAACACCCGTAGTGGCGTTACCGGAAACACCGGTACCAATCTGAGCGTTACGACCAACAGCGGTCACAGCAGCCGTGCCCGAGCACTGAACCACGAACGAAGCGTTCGGGTCATCAACGACGTAAGCCACGATGTCCGAGGCGTTCGTGTTGGCCGGGTAGTAGTTCTTCCAAGTCGGCTTGCCGGTGGTGGGGTCGGTGTACTGACAGCCGACGAAAACACCAAGCAGCGGACCAGCGGTAGCAACGGTCACGTAGCCGCCGCTAAGGGTGACGCAGTCGCCCTGATAGATTGCAGTATTGTAGTTGGCTTCAATGGTATAGCCGTTTTGGCCTTGACCATCGTAGCCCGAACCTACCTTGCCTACCGGGCGGAAACCAAAGGCCTTATTAGTATTAGCCATTTGTATCTCCTAGATTAAAGGGTTACGGCCCTCAACCCTGAGGACCCTTGAAAGTGGTGCGAGAACTCCGTTCCGGCGATTGAATTCGCATGGACGAATGAGCGTTCTCTCGCATCATCTCATTATCAACTGCTTCAAGTTGTTCACGCGCCTTACGTGCGTAGTAAGCATTACGCTCCTCCACACTTTCGACGGGGATACGAGCCAAAAGCAAGCCGCCTACGGACACCACGCCAGCATGCTTACCGTCTTCGATGCAAGGAAGCATGCCTTGGTACTCTTCGGGAAGTTCTTCTTGACGAACAAGTTCGTACCCTTCACGAAGGCGACCATAAACGTGCTGCTTGTCTTCAAAGCCGTTAACTTCGGCGCGAATCCAGCGATGCTTGTAGCCATCCGGAGCCGGAGGGGCATCCAGACGGGAAGGCGGAGCCCACGGCTTACGGCGCACTTGTTTTTCGCGGCTATCCGCGTTGCGGGTGGTGCGATTCACCTCGTTCTTTGCCTCAACCATGATTACTCCTTAACGTATTTGGCGTATTCCTCAAGCGGAACACCCAACTTTCGAGCAATTGCAACTTGACTCGGTGAAAGTTTCACCGTTCTGCGTGCACTACTTTGTGTAACCCCGGAAGCCCGGGTCGCAGGCGCAACCGACTGCACGTTCTTCGGTTTCCTGTTTTGCTGCTCAAACTTGTGCGGAAATTCATTCCGGATGCGTGAATCGAGTTCATCATAATACTCATCAGATTCCGGGTCAAACCCTTCCTCTTCAATAAGTTGCTGATGAATTCCCCACGCGGCGTGGGTCATCACGCGGTCACTACCAAACCACTGATTTTTTTCAGCCCAAGATTCAGCCTTAACGCTAGGACCACGCTGCTGCTGAATAGGTTGCTGGATAGGCTGCTGAATAGCTTGTTGGACCGGCTGCTGCTTGCGTTGAACCTCATATCCAGCAAGCTGCTGTTGTTCGTTAATCAAGGAAGCAAGACGTTCTTGCGCCTCAATCTCGGTATCAATGTCGCCTTCATCACGGGCCTTGGCAATAACTTGCTTGATTGCCATTAGCTGCGTATCGATACGATTCTTGCTCTCATGGAGACGAGAATCGTCCATATAGTGCAGACGTTGATTGAGTTCTTGCGTTTGGCGCTGTAGACCTTGCGCGTACTCAATAGCGGCCTGTTCGCGGCGTTGTGCCTCGCGCATACGAGCGGTGAGCTTGTCAATGCGCCTTTGAACCTGCTCCGATACACGGTCAAGTTCGGATTCGGTAGGAGCAGCCTTTTGCTCCGGCTCGTGAGCCTCTTCCGGGGCCTCGTTTTCTTGGGGGGCTTCCGCCTCTTCAAGAGAAATGGTTACCGGCTTTTCGTCCTCGCCCACATCATATTCGAGGGCTTCTTGGTCGGTCATAACGTTCATTCTTACCTCACATGTGGAGAATGTCTTCGGGGTCATTGATTACAGCGAGAATCTCATCGTCGTTGAGGATGCGAATCTCACCACCATCAATACCAATACGGGCACCGGCATATCTGCCGAAAATCACCCAATCGCCTTCCTTGCACCAAGGACCGTTGGGGAATTTGCTCTCATCCTTGTAGGCCAAATCGCCAACACGAAGAACGTACGCACAAACCGTAGTCAGTTGATTACGCTCAACTGTCTGGTCTGCCAGAACAATTCCACCCTTGCTCTTCTTTGCCCCGCGATAGGGCAAAAGGATGACTCGCCACCCAGTAGGGCGGGGAATCCTGTCCAGAGCAGATTCATTGATACTTTCGGGGGAAAGTTTGCCGTTATCGTCGTAAGCGTCGTTAATAGTCGGCTCACGGCTTGCGGCCTCTTCTTCCCACTTGCGCTCAAGCGCCGTCTTTTCCAAGGACTTTCTCCTTTAGAGGTTGGGGTTTCTGTGTAGAAGTTGCCGGATGGCTTGTTCTACAAAGTGATAACCCTCAAGACGGCCCATGAGATGGCGATATTGCTCCATAGACTTAACGGAACCGTCCAAAACGTGACGTTCCGCGTCATAGCGAAGCTCTCGAATCTCATTCATCACACATTCTGCAAATTCCAGCATGGGACTCACCATGAAAAGCAAGCGGTTATGCCACCGCTTGAGGGCTGTTGACTATGTCAACGCTTCTTTTTAACGCAACCGCCTTTAGAATACAAGTGCACAGGACGATTTCCGTCCTTTTTGTAAGTAACTTCTCCACCAGAAGCCATTTTCTTGGATTTTCCGGCGTTGCTGTAAGCGATTGCAACTGCTTGTTTTACAGCAGCTTCTTTGCTCTTGGGCTTAGAAGTGCCGATTTCGCCAGTCTTTTTATACTTGCGAACGACTTCTCCGATATTTTCGGAGATGACCTTTTTTGACTTACCGGTTTTGAGTGGCATTTGTTTTGTTCCTCATCTCATTTACACGCTGTAGCGCAACGGCAGTACGCTGGTCTGCAATCTGCTCCTGAGAGTCAATCCGCGCCTGCTCCATACGAATCTGTTCCTGAGCTTTCTGCGAGTCCAGTTGCAGACGTGCTTGGCTTTCTTGCGCCTTAAGCTGGTCACGCTGTTCGGTCAGCTTAAGTTCTTGCTCCTTCAGGGCAATCAGCGGGTCACCCTTGCCACCTTCGGCTTCAGACAGTTTGTTCTGTAGGTCGCGCACTTCTTGGTAGAACTGGGCTTCCTTGAGCGCAATCATCGCCTCGCGTTGAAGCTGAGAGACCATGCCCTGCGGGTCGGTGCCGTACTGCATATAGAGTTCCGCTTCCACCGACTCTTCGGCCTTGAGGCGAACGTGCTCAAGCACATGCTTCATCAGCACAACAGCAGTATTCGGCAGAGCCTGCATCATTGGGGAGAGGCTGAACATCAGGTGGTTCAGGATGTGCGCGTCATGCTGCTGGCCAGCAAAGGCCTTCAGGCGAACGCCGTCCAAAGCCTCTGAGTTCTCCGATGACGGGTCCTTCGGACGGTCTTGGTCCTGAGGGATGAGCAGGGCATCAATATCCTTCGCTCCAATCGCCTCGTACATACGACGATAGGCCTCGTACAGGTTATGCATCTGCGGGGCGCTCTGAGCGATTTGTAGCTGCGTTTGAGCCAAGGTGATACGTTGGCTCATAGAGAAGATATTGGGGTCCGCCACGGGCAGCACATCGACGCTACCGTCGAAGTCTTCACGCTTCACGCGCCGCGAACCACCGACAACGTCATAGGGATAGTTGTCCGGTAGATACTCGCTGAAGACGCGGTGCAGAAGTTGAAACTCCAGCTTCTGTGCGTAGTGCATGCGTTTGTGGATGGCCGACATTACATTCGTGCCACGCTCCAACAGCGCCATGGTGGTGCCAACAGCCGCTTGTTGGTTGCCGTCACCAACCTGAAGGTCAGCAATCGCTGCCAAACGTTGGCCTGCCTGCACGGTAAAGCCAAGCAGCGACATCAGGGTCTGGCTGGGTTCCTTATACGGCAACGGCAGCAGCGAAGCGGCCAGTTCCTGACCACCAGCGTCCATGTCGCGGAATTCACCCGGTTGAATGGGGTCATCAGCGTTCTCAATACGTGCGCCCTTGGCCTTAAAGCCACCCGGGAGGTTAGCCAAGGTACCAGCATCTAGCAGTTGCTGAAGGGCTGCGGTGGAGGCACGGGTTAGACCACCAATCAAGTGCAAGAAACCAAGGCCATAGGCTCCCGGGCCTTGGATAAGAAGATAGTGGACGAA